GTTCCTGACGTGTCCGGTTGGGAGTGATCAGAGCGTCGTGGCCGCCGGCCAGCCGCGACCGACCGTGGCGGAGAGCTGGTAGACCTTCACGGCGACGGAGGACTGCGGCGCCCCGAAATCTGCCGTCTGCTGGGCGGCGGTGTAGGTGGCCGCCTGACTCGTCACCGGGATCGTCCGGACGACGGTTGAACCATTAAGGACGTCGACCTCGTAACGCTCGCTCTCCTCATTGAGCGGGATGTCGGTGCCATCGGCCCAGACACCACCGAGGCGTGTCCGGCGAACCCAGCTGATCGCGAGGTTGCCGGACCCGTTGCGACTGCCGGCGACATGCACCGGCGACCAGGGCATCAGTCCGACGGCGCGAGCGGTGAAGGTTTCCTGCTGCCAGGCGGGATCGGAGAGGTCGAGCGGCGTCGGCCCCCATTTGTAGAACCGCGCCTGCCCGCGCTCGGCGAGCGTTGCCTGCAACTGGTCCACGGCTCCGTCGAGAAGAACGACCGGTGCGCCGGCCGCGAGTGGCGCCCGCATGGCGTGCTCGGTGCCGAGCCGGCCGCGGAGAAGCTTCGTCAAATCGTAGGTGCCGGTGGCGACGAGATCGGCGTTGCAGAACTGGACGATCTCCCAATCGCCGTCCGCATTGAGAAGCGCCAGAGCATTGGAGCGACCCGACAGGATTGTTTCCTCGGAGACGCTCGCCAGTTCCCCGGCATAGAGCTTGACCCGCAGCGTATTGACCACGTCGAAATAGTCGGTCGGCCCGGAATAGAAATCGAAGACCGTCTCGCCGATCGTCCCCTTGATCGGCAGCGCCGTGTCGACCGCGAAATCGTCGCCGGTCGGGCTGTCCATGACGGTGACGCCGGCAAAGGGCGACGAGGTTGTCGCCACGTAGGGCGCGTAGGGAACGTCCGAGTCGCGGAGGACCGGCAGATCCATGATTTCCAGGATCGCGCGGCCGTAGACGGTCGGCGGGACAATGGTCGGCGGGGCGATCCCCGGCAGCGGCACGGCATAGATCGCCGACTCGGTGCGCTGCGCTTCGATGGCACGAGGTCCGCTGTCGGTGATCCGGGTCAACCGGAATGATCTCGGGCGGCCAATCCCCGGACTTGATCCGGGGACGATCAGGTCGATGACATCGCCGGGATCGATGGCAATCAGAGCCGGCGGCAGGCCGAGCCGTGCAGTCTCCCGGCCGATCCAGGCCTCGGCCAATGCCCGGTCGGCGATGGTCTGTGCCTGGATTTCGTCCATGACGAGGGCGAAGCTGGCGTCCCTCTTGCGGTCGGACCAGCCTGCGAGCCGGCTCGCCGAGATGCTGCCCGACTGGTAGTCCCCATTGCCGTCGATGAAGGTGATCGAGACGATGTCGGGAAGCTCGGTTTCCTCGGCCCGGACCAGCGTGGCGATCTCGCCGCGATCGGGAAGAACGCAGTCGGCAATCTCGACCGAGGCGACGGGCGCCCGGCCGCGCGGCACGAAGCGGATGACGCCTTCGCTCTCGACAGCGTCGAAGGCGAAAGCGTTCATCAGCATCTCGATCTCGGCGCGCGGGCTCATCGGCTGATCGCGGACATAGCCGACCACCACCCCGAACAGGCCCGACACATCGACATCGGTGAAGCCGACGCGGGCGCAGCGCTCGGCGACCAGCGCCGCCAAATCGGCGAGCCCGATCTTGCCGGTCAGCCAATGGCCGAGCGGCCACAGTGCCCCGTCGCCCCAGGCATCGGTACGCGCCGGCCAGGCAGGGTAAGGCCGCGCATCCCATGTCCACACCGCGATCGTGCCGATCATCCGGCCGCCATAGACCGAGGAGACCGGATTGTTGCCGGCACCGGCGCTCCAGTATTTGAGGAGAGCCTCGATGCCACGGCGCTGGATCAGGTCGTCGCGCGTCCCGCGGCTGTAATACGGAAGCGCGCTCTCGGAGGATTTTGGGTCGTAGAAGACGTTCGGCTGGTTGGTGCCCTTGTCGACCGAAGGGACGCCGAACTCGGTGAACCAGATGGGCTTCGACTGCGGGTCCCAAGCGGTGGCCGAGCCGCTCTCAACGCCACCCGGCCGGTTGAAGTGCTGGTTCAGCCACCAGCTTCGCACGTCCTTGGCGCGGTAGACCCACGGTTTGCCGTAGGCGCCGTCGGTGATCGGCGTCCGGGTCTGGGCGTCGCGGTCGGCGTCGCTGGCGTAATACCAGTCGAAATACTCGCCGCCCTCGATGTTCGATTGGAGATAGGAGCGCTGGTAGATCGACGTAGCGGTGAGTGCATCGAGATGGGGCGTATCCCGCCAGTCGGACAGCGGCACGTAGAGATCGATGCCGACGAAATCGATGTTCGAGTCAGCCCAGAGCGGATCGAGGTGAAAGTAGAGGTCGCCGCTGCCGTCGCCCGGCTGGTAACGGCCGTAGTCCGACCAGTCGGCAGCGTAGCCGACCTTGACGCCCGAGCCGAGGACGGTCTTGGCGTCGTCGGCAAGGTCCTTGAGTTCGTCGACCGCCGGGAAATGCGTGCCGCTGTCGCGTACCGCGCAGATGCCGCGAAGCTCCGATCCGATGATGAACCCGTCGATGGCGTTCGCCGCAACTCCGTTGATGGCGTCGCAAAGCTTGGCATAGTGCAGAATGAAGCGCCGGAAGCTCCATTCGCCCGGGCCCGAATAGCTCGTCGTCACGTCGTTCGTTGAGCCGTTCACCGAGACGCTGATCTGGCTTCGCGTCACCGAACCGAAGAAATCCGAAATCTGGCTGGTCGCTGCGCCGGTCTTATCGACCGTGCCGGGCTGTCCCGGCGCCGGGTCGCAAGTGATGCGTCCCCGCCAAGGATAGACCGGCTGGCCTGTAGTGCCGGTCCACGGGTCGGGCAGCGTGTTGCCGGCGGCAATGTCCATGAACAGGAAGGGATAGAAGACGACCGAGAACCCACGCGCCTTCAGGTCGAGAATGGCGCGAACGACGGAATCGTCGGACGGCGTGCCGCCATAGGCGGGGCGGCCGTCGACGGTGCTGACCACGGCCGCGCCACTGCGGGTGATGCCATGGACCTTCCAGGCGTTGGGCGTCGTCGTCTTGCTCGATACCTCGACCTTCGGCCGGACGCTGCAATGGCCGGCGCGAAGATCGTCGCCGAACCATCCGACGACGAAGAGGACCGTACCGACACTCGGCAGCGAGTCCTGAAGGTCGTCGAGGGCAACGTTCCAGTCGGCGGTGCCCTGACCCGAGAAGGCATTCTCGGTGGTGCTGGCGCCACCGCCGAGTTCCCGGGTCTGGACGACCGTGTCGTAGACGCGCTCACCAGCGCCTGGGATCAGCGTGATCGCTTCGACGATATCCTCGAGGCCGGAACCATCGGTCGGGCTGACCCGGCGGAAGACCTCAAAATTGAGCTGTGGGATACGGTTGCCGAAGGACCCGATGGCGAAGTTGTCGAAGACGACATAGGCGGTGCCGCGATAGGCGGGCGTGTTGGCCGAGCCTTCGATACCCTCGATCAGCGAATCAGGCGATTGGCCCGTGCCGCCCTTGTGGAGGCGCATGGTGACGCCCTTCCGGTCGAGAGGCTTACCGTCGGCCCAGATGCGTCCGATCCGGTCGATCTTTCCCTCGCAGAGCCCGACCGCGAAATTGGCGAAGTAGGAGAAGGTGGTCGTCTCGACGCCGCCACCACCGCCCTTGCCGCCCTGCTTCTCGGTCTTGGCGACCTCCTTGAATTTCGTCGCCCAGATGATCTGTCCGGCGATGCGGACACGGCCGGCGATCTCCGGGATCGGCGCGCCTTCGGTCGACGCCTGGACCTGCAGGCTGTCGAGGCGTGGGCCCTCACTCTTCTGCGGGCCGGGGCCGAAGAGCCGGGCATCGATGTAGCCGCCGGCGACGGTGGCGAGCGCTCCGACAACGGTCGTGACCCACGCGGCTGCGCCGCTGGTCAGCGCCGCGGCGCCAGCGGTCAAAAGAAGTGTCGCCATGGGAGAACTGCGTCAGCCCTCGGCGCCCGGAAAGGCGAAGACGAAACGGATACGCCGACGCCACCACGAGCCGAGCGAGACTTCCGCCACCGGATGGGACTCGATGCCGTGCACCATGCGGTCGGGTCCGACGAGGATGGCGCAGTGCTTCGCCGGTGAATTTTCGTTGAGGGCGAAGAGCACCAAGTCGCCGGGCCGCATGTCGGCAATTGCGACCGGCGCCATGTGGCGGCCGGCCGCCTCGGCGAGAGTTTCACGGCGGCGGGCTTCGGCCCAGTCGCGCGAATAGGCTGGCGGCGCCTCGGGCTCATTGCCATGGATCGCGCGCCAGACGCCACGGGCGAGGCCGAGGCAGTCGCAGCCGACGCCCTTCAGCGATGCCTGGTGGCAATAGGGCGTGCCGATCCACGACCGCGTCTCGGCGATGATAGCATCGCGCCTAGTCACGTCAGCGCGCTCCCGTCATTGCCGTCGCCCTTGGTCGGATAGGAAAGGGCAAAGTCGTTACCGGGCATGTGCGGGAAGCCCCCGAAATTGACGACATTAGAAAACCGGTCGCGGCAGGTGGTGAGGGTCTTGTCGCAGCCGGCTGTGACAGTGAAGGCATCGCCGATCGCGATCGGATCGGGCATCGGCAGGAAAAGCGAGAGCCGTGAAGAGCCCGTCCCGTGCGTGTGCGCCTTCACCTCGACGGCAAGGCCGACATTGGCGCCCGAGGTCCAGACCAAACGGCCGCGTGTCAAAACCCCGGTCGCCAGCGAGCCGAGGCCGCTCGCCGTGAAGTCGAAGGCACCGAGCATCTGGACCACCGCGCCGGTTCCGTGCCGGCCGGCGGCGTTCAGGTCGACGGTGCAATGGGAATCGCCCAGCTCCCAAGCGCAGCTTCGCTGGAAGACGCGGCCTGACGCCTGATCGAGGCGCGCAGCAAGCCCTCGGAGTTCGGCGGTGAAAGCGAGCGTCCCGCGCGACACCTGCCCGAGGAAGCCCGATCGGAGAATGACCCGCTGCGAAGAGTCCTGCCAGTTGACGAGATAGATCGTCACCGCCGCATCGTCGTAACGGCCGGCATGGAGATCGTCCTCGGTGATCGCCACTGAACTCAGGGCTCCCTCGACATCGAGATTGGAGACGGCAAGCCCCAGCTGGTCCTCGATGGACGTAGCCGTAAAGCCGCTCGCTGCCCGGTAGGTGAGACTGTCGAAGGCGAGATCCCGGTCTTGGTCGGTGAAGCCCATGACGGTCCCGTCCTTTCGCTCCACCCGCCAGCAGCGGCAAAGCGTGGTGACGCCGCCGGCCAGATGGGCGGCGAGACCGGGATCGAGGGATTTCATGTGCGTGCGGTGTGGTCTTGATTACGGCGCCGGAAGCGGGCTGGCTCCTTCGGCGGCGACTTTTCGTAGTGTCGAAACAGGGCGAAGGAGCCTGGGAGAATCGTGTCAGCCAGCGATGAATGGCTGAACCGACTCGATTGGAACGTGCATCACAAACTCAGTCCCCGGACTCTTGCGATGAACCGCAAGCTTGGCTCCCGTCGGCTGCAGGAAAGCCCGAACGATCCGCATTCCAAACCCGCCTTGAGTATCGAAGTCAAAGTCGCTCGGCAGCCCCGTCCCCTCGTCGCTTACCGTAACCAGGGCTGCATTCGCGCCCTCAGGTGCGAGACGAACGGTGATGGTGCCCGCGACGTCTCCCGCGTAGGCATGCTTGGCCGCATTCGTCACCAGTTCACCGACCAGGAGCGCAACGAGGACCGCCCGATCGGTTCCCATGCGAACCCGGCCGGACGCCTGGAAGTCGATGATGCAGGGTGAGAGCACCTCGCCCAAGTCGTGGCATACATCGGTGAGATAGGCCGAGATATCGACTACCCGGACATCCGGGTCTCGGTAGAGGCGCTCGTGCACCCGGGCCACCGCGGTAACCCGGCCGGAGGCTGCCTGGAGTGCCTGGATCAAGGCAGTGTCAGTCGATGCCTGAGCCTGGAGATGGAACATGCTGCTCACCAACTGCAGGCTATTCTTCACCCGGTGATTGATCTCCTTCATCAGCATTTTCTGCTGCTCAACGGAGGCCTGCAGACGGTGCTCGTACCGTTGGCGTTCGATGGCCATTCCAAGGATGTTGGCGGCACCCTGCAGAAACGGGATGTCGTGCTCCGTAAACTCACCTTCGGAACGACTGTCTACTTCAAGAACCCCAAAGGGCGATCCGTCGCCCTGCAGAATGACGTTGATGGCTCGGCGGACGCCGTGCACCCGCAAAAGCTCGGGGGTCCTGAAGCGCTCCTCGTTCTCGAGGTGATTGGAGATAACCGGCTTGCCGGTCTGGATTGCATATCCCGAGGGGGACTCGAGGTCGGCTCCAACAGTGGCGACACCGACAAATCCGGGATCCCAACCTACCCCGGACCGCATCAGAAACCGATTTTCAGCCGGGATGTACTCCAGCACCTTGCTGAGGTCGGCCCGTAGTCCCTCGGCCGCCATGCGCACCGCCGCATCCAGCAGGTCTTGCAAGGATTGCCCGTGGAGGGAAAGCACGCCGAGTCCGGCCAATATCTCTTGTTGCCGAATGCGCAGCTCCGGCTCGGACCGGTTTTGCTCCGGGGCCGGGTTAGGGGACGCTTCGATATTCGGCGTCGAAGAGTTGGTCTCAGCCTTGTTGAGCGACATGGGCCCCTCCAAGACTATAGGTAAGCGGCCGCCTCGCCCGGAGTCTAGGTCGGTTTCGCCACGAGAGCCCTCAGGGATCGAACCAGTTCCTCGGGGCGCGACGGCTTGTCGATAATCGTGACCGAGGGATAGCGGATGGGCAGGTCGCCGCGATGACTGGTGTGGAACAGGAAGGCCACGCCACGGCGGGCCAGGAAATCCGCGATCGGCCGGCTGTCGCCGCCTACGATCACATGATCGAGCACGGCAGCGTCGACCGGCGAGGTTTCAAGAATTGCCAAGGCGCTCCGGACATCCGGGGCGGGGCCCAATACGCGAGCGCCCGCAGCTGCGAGAGTTTCGCTGAGGTCTAGGCCGATGATCGGATCGTCCTCAACAATGAGAACGCGAATGTTTTCAAGCGCCCGCGGCATGAAATTCCCCCGGCCCGCAACGAGGCGGAGTGAGATTGGTTCCATGCTGCGGCCTTTTGCCGGTTGGGAGCGAACCTCCAGCCCGCACGCGATTCTGCTTGGCCGCTGCCAACGGCCCGGCACCCGGCCCCCGAAACGCCGCGCTCTTGACTCCATGGGCGTCGGGCGGTCCATCATCCGGTGACCCCGCCCGACGCTTTCAGTATTCCAAAAGAGAGAGCACTTTCCCGGCTTCAATGGCGTTCCATCCTCGCTTCGAGCCGCGTCATCAAGCGTAATGGGGACCTATTCCAACACCTCGACGAGATCGATGGCCGAGACGATCTGCTGATCCCAGGCATTGGCCTGCACCGGAAGCGAATCCGTATCGAAGCGGACCGGCACGTCAAACTGGAACGTTGCCGTAGGCGCCAAACCGGGGGCGGAGCCGAACGTCACCAGCCCGGTCTGGTAGTCGATCGATGACGGCGTGACCGGCGAGCCGCCGATCTTGATGGCCACAGTCCCAAGGACCGGCTTGGTGATGGTGCGGACATGCTCATAGCCGCCGACATTGTAGCGTTTGACCAACTGCCAGACGGTCGGCGAGACCTCGACCATCGCCACATCTGCGGCGTCGTAGTCGTTCCAGTCCCTGAAACGGAACGAATAGCCTCGCCCTTTCACGACATGGAAATGACCGATGACGGCGAGCATCTCCTCGCGCGAGCGGATGCCTGTCGAGATGTTCCATTTGCCGCGCGAGTTGGCCCAGAGAATGTTCCGCTGCTCGCCGCCCGAGCCAAGAGTGACGACAGTGGTCATGAAGCCCGGGCCGCCGGTCGCGCCGCGCGCGACGAAAGGCGGAAAAGAAATATCCAGAAACGGTTGCGGCATCTGTCAGAGTCCCCGCATGCCGGCGCGGACGGCGCGGGCCAAGTCGGCAGCGATCTGGGTGCGGCTTGTTTGGAACGCGGCCGGACTGGGCGTCTGGATGGTGACGTAGACCGCCGGCTGCGCCTCCCGACCGCGCCCGTCATAGCGACGGGTTTCCTCGCGCGAGAGCACGCGCTCGCCACGCTGGAGGATGGCCGGCACCTCGTCGGGCGACAGAAAGGCGCCGTCGTGAAACCGCGGCGCGAAGCGAAACATCGCCATTGGCACCTCGCGGGTTGCGGCAAGCTGCCCCGCCATGCCACCGGCATGTCCAACGCCCACGCCTTTCAGGATCGATCCGAAAATGCCTCCAACTGACGAGACCGTCGGTAGGCTGGTGCCGAAGAGCAGGTTCTTCAGCGGATTGAGAAGGGCGAGCTTGACCATCTCCTGCTCGATGTCGAGGAGCGCGGCGCGACCGGCATCGGCCCACGAGTTCCAGTCGAGCTTGCCCTCGGCGATCAGCTCCGAGAAATGCCCGAAGACGCTGTCGGTGAGGCCCTGAAGTTCCTGTGTCGCCGCCTGACTTTGCGCCAACGACTGGTTCAGATGCGCGATCGCCGCGGCATTGGCGAGGATCGCCTGTCCCTCGGCGCTGGTGATCGCGATGCCGCGTTGGCGCAGCTGCTGCTCGGCCTGAAGCTGTGCGATGACGATAGCGCGCTGCGACTCGCCCTGTCCCACCAAGTCGATCTGCTTCTGCAGCAGAGCGATTTGGTCGTGCTGCCCTTCCAGCGTCTGGAGGGCGGCGGCACGGGCTTCCTCGCTATTGAGCCGGCCATAGGCGCCGCGAAGCGCGTCGATGACACGGGTCAGCGTTTCCTTGGCATCGCCCTCGGCGAGCGCCTCGGCGACGATCAGCGGGCGCAGCGCCTGCTCGGTCTGCATTGCCCGCCGCGCCTGCTCGGACGAGAGGAGCCC